GAAGCGCAGATTACAGCTCTTATTGCACAAATTACAGCTCTTTCATAATAACTAACCTCCGAAAAGGACGCTTACTAAATGGACACACCAAAGACTAAAGAAGAGTTGATTATTATTGTCTTACAGCAACGTATAGGCGAGATGGCTATGCACTACGAAGGTGCTATTGCTTCTTTGCGTGCTGATATAAATCAACTTCAAGATGTACTTAAGATAGTTAATGGCAACACTGAAGATAAGACTGAGAAATAGCCTTAATGTTTGAAGTCAAAGACGGTTCACGGACTCTTCAGTTCAACGGGCGTCTTCTCAGCGAATCTTCATCTTGGAGAAGAGGCTCTACTCGATGGATTGAGTTTGCCTTATATCGAACAGATAATGGTTCGTACATCCTCTCTCGTATTGGTGTGTCCCTTGTTTATCATGGTGCCGCATGCCCGCTTGTCAAGAGATACAGTCTTGTAGATGAACTATCTGATGTGTTAGAAAAAGACTCCCTTGCTTGCGAAATATGCAATCCAACAAAAAGTCTTCCAGTAGTGTTCCCTGAGAAGTACAGATACTGGGCTCAGGTGAGCGAGGATGCTAAGCCAGTCTTGGACGCACTTTACAAATACGACCAGGGTGGGGCAAGATACCTTACTAACGTCGCGCAAAGGCTTCTAGAAAAAGCAGCAGAGACAGATGAAAATGTTGACGCTATCTACAGAGTGGAAATGATTCCATAAAATAGATTTACTACAAACAGACAAAAGGACAAATGACAAACGGACTAGAAGGAATTCAAGTAACTCTCGTCGACTCGGTTGAGAAGGCTGGACAATTTATTTCTTGGTTGGGTGAGAGACGCCCTTATGATGCAATTGCTGTAGATATTGAAACAGGCGAACGTCCTGGAATGCCTAGAGACCACGCTCTCTCTCCTTGGCATGGAGATATACGACTTGTTCAAGTCGGTGATGGAATGCAAGGTTGGGCTATTCCATGGTCTGAGTGGAGTGGCGTTTTTTATGAAGCAATGAGTAAATTTAATGGACCACTTGTGTGCCATAACATCGCATTTGAAGCACGATGGTTTGCAGTCAAATCTAATTGGGACATCCCTTGGGAACGCGCTCACGACACAATGATTATGGCTCACCTCATTGATCCTCTAGGTCCTGGAGGATTAAAACCGCTCTCTGCACGACTTGTTGATGGTCAAGCAGCCCATCTACAAGACAAACTTGATGTTGATTTAACTAAGAATGGTTGGACTTGGGGGACTGTCCCAACTAACTTTGAGCCTTACTGGTCTTATGGTGCTCTCGACACAATTCTTACGATGCGTCTTTGGGAAAAGTTTTACGAAAAGTGTGGCCCTGGTCAGCCATATCATAAAGCGTATGAACTTGAAATGGCAGCACGAAAAATTGTTACTCGCATGGAAATAAATGGTGCTCGTGTAGACCTTGAATACTCAAAGCGTAAGTTTGATGAACTTATTCAGTACACAGAGTCTGTAAAAGAGTGGGCTAAGAAAACATATTCTGGAACTAGTATCACAAGTAACATCCAGATTGTTCGACTTTTTGAAAGTCTTGGAGCAGAGATTACAGACTTTACTCCTTCTGGTCAGAAATCTGCTGGCGCAGACCAACTTAAACTTCTATCTATCAATGGCAATGACGAGGTTCGAATGCTTGCAGATACTATCCTCAAGCAGCGTAAGGCAGATAAATTAGCCAATACATACTTTAAAAACTTCCTTGATAAAAATGTTGATGGAATCCTGCACCCTTCTGTAAAGACTCTTGGTGCTCGCACATCTCGTATGTCCATCACTGACCCCGCGTTACAAACACTGCCTAAAGGTGATGACGTTGTTCGTCGTGCATTTATTCCTAAAGATAAAGACCATGTAATTATTACCTCTGACCTTGACCAGGTTGAGTTCCGTATGTTTGCATCTTTATCTAAAGACCCTAACCTAATCACACTATTTAATCGTTCTGATGTAACTGGCTCTGACCCGTTTACCGAAATTGGTCGTGAGGTTTATCAAGAACCTGAAATGACTCGCTCAGATAAGCGACGTGGTCTTATTAAGGGAATGGTTTACGGACGACTCTATGGCGCGGGTGTAGCAAAGCAAGCACTCACCGCAGGTGTATCAGAAGTTCAGATGAAATCCGTTTCTGACGCATTCGACCAGCGTTATCCTGGAATGATTAAGTTTCAAAAAGAAATTGAACATATTGGCGCAATGCGTGAACGTAATGAGGGTCAGGGCTATATCCACACATGGACTGGTCGCAAGATTCCTTGTGATGAAGGTCGTGTCTACACTCTCATCAACTATCTAATTCAGGGTGGCGCTGCTGAGGTTTTTAAGAGTAACCTTGTTAAATTAGACCAAGCAGATTTAACTGAGCACCTAATTGTTCCTGTTCACGATGAAATTGTTCTTCAAGCACCTCGTAAAGATGCGGAAGAAATTAAGAAGTTAGTTCAACAATGTATGACTACAACTGAAGGTTGGGATGTTCCACTTACTGCTGGGATTGACGGACCTCTAGAAACTTGGGGAGATAAGTACTGATGAAATATGTTATTTCGGTAGACCCTGGAAAAGCCACGGGTGTCTGCCTTGTTAAATGGTCGGGTGACCAAGATGAGACACCATCATTAATGATGTCTGGAGAAGTACAAGCAGACGAGTTTGCTAAGTGGTTTGAAACAGCTCTCTCTATTGCACTCTCTCTAGGTAGTTTAGAAAGTGTTTCTGTAGTCTGTGAGCGGTTTACTATTACTGCCCAAACTGTAAGAAACTCTCAAGCGCCCTTCTCTCTGGAGCAGATTGGAGTTTTAAAGCACTTATGTAGAGTCAATGAATTTGACCCTGAAAAAATTGTTTTTCAGTCCCCCGTAGATGCAAAATCTATGTTTCCAAACCCTCAACTAAGGAAGGTTGGAACTTGGCATGTAGGAGGGGAAGGTCACGCAAATGACGCAATCCGACACGCCCTCCTAAGATTGGTTAAAACAGGCTGGCAACCAAGAATCCTGCTAAAATAGTTACGGTTCGGAAAAAGTAAAAAACTATTTTTTCTGATACCGTATCTCCTAGACACAATGACAAATAAGGAGTTGAAGTGGCTGTATCTGTAGACCTAGACGCACAGGGTGAGCACATCCTTATCAATGCTGACTGGCGCTTTAAAGAGCTCTGTAAGAGCCTTCCAGGGTCCTCCTGGAGCCCTTCTGAGCAGGTTTGGCGTGCTCCATTGAGTTGGACAACCTGCCTTGCTCTACGGTCTACCTTCCGTGACAGCCTTGAAATTGGCCCAGGATTAGGTGCTTGGGCAGCCAATGAAATTGCTGTTCGAATTAATCCAGCAAATGCTCTTAGAGAGTTAGAGACCTTTGATGGTGATGAGATTCTTTTCCCTCACCAGCGAGCAGGTGTGGAGTTCCTAGCAACTGCTAAGCGAGCGCTTCTTGCTGATGAGCCAGGGCTTGGTAAAACTGCTCAGGCTATCCGTGCCCTCAAGAAACTTCATGAAGACGGGGAAGATGTTTTTCCTATCCTCATTGTTTGTCCAAACACCCTAAAGAAGAACTGGGCTCGTGAGTTTACAAAGTGGTGGCCAGAACTTCCTACACAAATCATTCGAGGCTCTTCTCTACAGCGCAAGCGTCAATTTGAAGAAGAGGCTCATGTTTTTATTATTAACTGGGAGTCTCTCAGAAGTCACTCACGTCTTGCTCCATATGGTTCTGTAGCACTTACTCGTTGTAAGGCTTGCGGAGGTCAGGACGAGAAGATTACAGAGACTCGTTGCGAGGTACATCTTCGTGAACTTAATGGGATTGATTTTAAGGCTGTAATTGCTGATGAAATTCACCGCTCTAAAGACCCTAAGTCAAAGCAGAGTCGTGCGCTTTGGTCGGCTAGTGGAAATGCAAAGATTCGTTTTGCTCTTACTGGTACTCCCATTGCAAACAATGTTGTTGACCTTTGGGCAATTCTTCACTGGCTATCTCCTAAAGATTGGCCATCAAAGACAAAGTGGATTGACCGTATGGTAGACACAATGCTTAATGCTTTTGGCGGAATGATGGTTATTGGCATTAAACCGCAGATGCAAGATGAGTTTTATAAGAGTGTTAATCCATATATGCGTCGTATGCTCAAGAAAGTTGTGCTTCCTTGGCTTCCACCAGTTATTAATGAACGCCGTGATGTTGAGATGTCAACAAAACAAAAGAAGGCTTACGATCAAATGCGTGACATGATGATTGCAGAACTTGCATCAGGTGACACGCTTACCGCTCCTGGAATTCTTACTCAGACTATCAGACTTCTTCAGTTTGCAAGTTCTTATGCAACAATGGTTGTTGATGAGAAAACTGGAGAGATGCGAGCAATACTTGACTCACCTTCTTGCAAAGTTGATGCTTTGATGGATGATATTGAGAATGGCGACTTTGGCGATGACTCTGTAGCAGTCTCTGCAGTATCTAAGCAACTTATCAATCTTCTTAGTGCAGAACTTACAAAAAAGAAAATTGCTCACGGTCTTATCACAGGTGACCAAGATGAAGATGAGCGACAGAAGGCTGTTGATGATTTTCAGTCAGGGAAAATTAAATGGATTCTATTCACCGCGCAGGCTGGCGGTGTTGGTATTACCTTGACTGCTGCACGACGATTGATTATGCTTCAACGACCTTGGTCATTAGTTGATCATCGTCAGGTTCTTGACCGTGTCCACCGTATCGGCTCAGAAATTCACGACTCAATTGTGATTACTGATTATGTTACAGAGGGAACAATTGAAGAACGAGTTATTCAAGTATTAGAAACAAAATCAGACAACTTTGAACAAATTGTTCGTGACAAGGAACAACTGCTCAAACTTCTAGCAGATGATAAGGCGGGGAAACTATGAGTGGAGTTGTAAGACTATCTAACTCTGAACTACAAACATTTAAGGACTGCCGTCGTAGATGGTGGCTAAGTTATTACCGTCGTTTAAAGCCGCGCAGTCAAGACATGACTGGCGCTCTTGCGTTTGGTACACGAATCCACGCAGCACTTGATGCTCATTATGCTCATGGTGTTCCTCTTCTTAAAGCGCACTCTGACCTTGTTGAGGCTGACAAGTCTCTTCTACTACAAGACTTTAGAGACATTGGAACCTTAGAGACTGAGGCAGAGATGGGTCGCATCATGCTTGAAGGCTACGAGCAATGGGTTGCTGAAGAAGGCATTGATGCAGAATTAGAAATGATTTCTACAGAAGAAACAATTATTGCTCCACTCTTTGGAGGAGAGGTTGAACTTCAAGGTAAGTTAGATATGCGTGTTCGTCGCAAGGCTGACGGAGTTCGTATGTTCCGTGACTTTAAAACTGTTGGTGGTTCGCTATCTGAGTTTTCAAGTATGGCTCATATGAATGAGCAGGTTATGACTTACATGCTGCTTGAATCAACAAAAGTTGACGAGAGTGAGCGAAGTGATGGTGGAATCTTTACTCTTCTTAAAAAAGTTCGTCGTACTGCAGCTGCTAAGCCACCTTTTTATGAGCATGTAGAAGTTCGACATAATGTTTTTACAATGCGTTCTTTTTGGAACCGAATTCACGGAACAATTTCTGATTTAATGCGAGTCCGCACTGCACTTGATTCTGGACAGAATCCTGCGTATTATGCATATCCTAAAGCAAGCCGTGATTGTAAATGGAAATGTTCATTTTTTGCTATCTGCCCAATGTTCGATGACGGAAGCGCCGTAGAGCAAGCAATTAGCGAAATGTATGAGGAGTCAGACCCTTATGCATATTACGAAACCGACAAAAAAGGAAGTGAGTGACAATGAGCGAAATTCAACGCTCCTTAACCGTTATGGTTTATGGTGAGTCAAAAGTTGGTAAATCAACTTTTGCAGTAACCGCACCATATCCACGTCTAATGCTCGATGTTGAGGGTGGACACCGCTTCCTCCCCATCGTTGTTAAGTACTGGGACCCTTTGCGAGAAGAACCACCAGTTGCAGATGGAACTTGGGATACTTGTGTAGTTACAGTTCGTGACTATGACACAGTTATCAAGACATATCAGTGGCTACAACTCGGACGCCATCAATTTAAGAGTCTAATCATTGACTCAATTTCAGAACTTCAAGTTAAGTGTATGGATTCAATTGCTGGTAGCGAGCAGATGAAGATGCAACAATGGGGCGAATTACTTCGTCACATGGGTGGCCTTCTTCGTGATATTCGTGACCTCACCATGCATCCAACTAATCCACTAGAAGCAGTAGTGCTTACAGCAATGGCTAGAACAAGCCAAGATGGTCGTAACAAGCCTTATCTACAAGGACAGTTAGCGATTCAAGCACCTTACTTTTATGACATTCTCGGCGCAATCAACGTCGAACAAATGCCAAGCATGGACCCTATGCAATCTCCACATCGAGTACGACGTATGTATGTTGAACGTACAGACAAGTACGAAGCAGGAGAACGTGTTCAAGGTCGCCTTGGTGCAATCGTAGAACAAGAGAATTTGTCTATTGACCGAATGCTCGACATGATTTTTGGTCCAAGACAAGTAGCAACAGACACAACTACAACAACGAAAGAGGTAACGCAGTGAGCACACTCAATTGGGGCGATCTCATTAAAGATGCGGGAGATGCAGGAAGTTATGACGCACTCCCAGATGGCGACTATGACCTTGTGGTCGTAGAAGCAACCGCAAAGGTTTCACAGAGCGGTAAGACAATGTTCGCAGTCAAGGCTCAAGTTGAGGGCGGTGCTCACAATAAGCGTCTTGTTTGGGACAATCTTGTAGTATCACCTGAAAGCCAAGGAGCACTTGGTATCTTCTTTAGCAAGATGCACGCACTTGGTCTTCCTAAAGAATACTTTATGCAATCTCCACAACCTTCAAATGCTCAGATTGAGCAGATTCTTGTTGGTCGTCGCTTCCGTGCGCAGGTAGGTTCACGCACATGGCAGGGTCAGAAGAAGAATGAAATTAAGAAGTACTTCCCTGTTCAGGCTCAGACTGCTTCAGCACCCGCTGCACCAGCACCTGCACCTGCGCCTGCACCAGCACCTGCGCCTGCACCAGCACCTGCGCCTGCACCTGCACCTGCACCAGTTCAGACTGAAGCAGTTGGTCACAATCCAGCACCAGCAGAGGCTACTCAAGCACCAACAGCGCCGTTCTAATAATAATCCTAGAGACCGCCCAACGTTTTTTGTTGGGTGGTTTCTAGTATTTAGAAAAGAGGATTGATGAAAGTATTTGTAACTGGATGCACAGCCCCACAGGCATCTAAGAATGCAAACGAAAAGAATCCATCATTTGCTGG